AGATTGATGCCTCAGACAACGTTATTGATGCGGAAGATGTAGATTATGATGACAAGTAAAATCTGCAATCTTTGCGAAGAAGAAAAGGATATAGTGTTCTTTTCAATTGATAATCGATCTAAGTCTGGTTATCAAACAAGATGTAAAGAATGTCAATCTTATGTTAAAAAAGAGATGGCTTCTTACTATCGTGGTAAACATTTAGAGTATAAGTACGGCATAACTCAGCAAGATTATGAGAATATGCTGGAAGAACAAAACCACAAATGTGGTATTTGCGGCATTCATGAAAAACACGCAGAGAATTCTAGACTGTGTGTAGACCATAACCACAAAACTAATGTAATCCGTGGTTTGTTGTGTAAAAAATGCAACCAAGCAATAGGATTACTACAAGACAATGCAGATTTTTGTGACTCTGCTGGAAGGTATTTAAGACTTCATGGCTGAGTTAAATGTAAAACTACTGAACTGGCAGAAAGAAGTATTTGCTGATCCTACCAGATTTAAAGTAGTTGCTGCTGGCCGTAGAACTGGGAAGTCTAGATTAGCAGCTTGGTTACTGATTATAAATGGATTACAGTGTGATAAAGGCCATATCTGGTATATCGCTAATACACAAGGACAGGCCAGAGATGTGATGTGGCAGACATTGTTAGAACTTGGACACCCTGTTATCCAGTCTAGCCATGTTAACAATATGCAAATTACGCTTGTAAACGGAGCTATCATTTCTTTAAAAGGAGCAGATAGACCGGAAACAATGCGAGGTGTGTCACTTAAGTTTGTTGTGCTAGATGAGTATGGCTCAATGAAGCCAGAAGTCTGGGAGCAAATTATTAGACCGGCCTTAGCCGACCAGAAAGGATCAGCACTGTTTATTGGTACTCCTTTTGGGCGAAATCATTTTTATGAACTGTATCAATACGGACAAGACAATAAAGATGCAGAGTTTAAGTCTTGGCATTTTACCAGTTTTGATAATGAACTCCTTGACCCAAAGGAAATCGAGGCCGCTAAAAAGTCAATGTCTTCCTTTGCTTTTAGACAAGAATTTTTGGCCTCCTTTGAAGCAGCCTCCGGTGGCATCTTTAAAGAAGAATGGATCAAGGTAGACGAAGAAGAACCAAAGGATGGCCGCTACTATATTGCTGTAGACCTTGCTGGCTTTGAGAATGTAGCAGTTGCTACCACTGCAAAAAAGAAAAGACTAGACCAGTCTGCTATCGCTGTAGTCAAGGTCTGTGCTGATGGCACATGGTGGGTTGCTAATATTGAGTACGGCAGATGGGACATCAAAGACACTGCACAAAGAATCTTTGATGCTGTCAGAGACTATGAACCAGTATGTGTTGGCATCGAACGTGGTGCACTAAAGAATGCAGTCTTGCCATACTTGTCTGACCTGATGCGTAAGTATAATAGTTACTTTCGTATTGAAGACCTAACACACGGTAATAAGAAAAAAGCAGATAGGATTACTTGGTCCTTGCAGGGTCGCTTTGAACATGGTAAAATCATATTCAATGACAAAGAGTGGGTGTCTGAGATAACTGATGAACTACTTAACTTCCCCAACACCCAAGTACACGATGACCTGATTGATGCACTTAGTTACATTGACCAGATCGCTATTGCTGAATACGCAACCTACATAGATGAAGATAACTTTACACCAATGGATGCCGTTGCTGGATATTGAGGAGACCTAGATGGACTACGAAAATAATAATGAAGAAATGGAAGAATCTTACGTTCCACTAAACTGGGATACTCTGTCTTCCAATCCTGATGTATGGGAAACAATTAAAGAAGAACTAGATGATAAGTTAGACGCTGAGTGTCTAATGAAGATTATTACTAAAGCAAAAGAAGTAGGCCTAAAAGACGATAAGATCTTTCTGCCTGTAGAGAAGGAACAACCAGAGATGGAGTATGCTTCTTTATTCTCTAACACCACCGAAGAGGATCTGTGATGGAAGAACAACAGTACAACTCTAAAGAGATGGAGATTACCAGTTGGGTGATGTCTCGCTGTGAGAACTGGCGTAACCAACGTGATGAGAACTATCTAGAGTCTTGGAAAGAATATGAGCGCCTCTGGCGTGGTATCTGGGCTGGTGAGGATGCCACTCGTGACTCTGAGCGTTCCAAGATTGTTACGCCTGCACTACAGCAAGCAATTGAGACTTCAGTAGCTGAGATCGAAGAGGCTATCTTTGGTCGTGGTGAGAAGTTCTTTGACATCATTGACGACAGAGCAGACAACAATAAGATTGATGTAGAAGAGATTAAAAATCAGATGGTAGAGGACTTTAAGAAAGAGAAAGTCCGTAAGTCAGTATCTGATATTGTTCTTCTTGGTGCTGTGTATGGCACTGGCATTGGTGAGATTACCATCGCAGAAAAGACAGAACTAAGACCAGCGATGAGGCCCATAGTAGAGATGGGTGTTGCTGCCATTGGTGTTGAAGAAGTACCTAGATTCGTTGTTGGTCTAAAGCCAATTAACCCTAAGAACTTCTTAATTGATCCCAATGCCACCAGCATTGAAGATGCTCTTGGCTGTGCTATTGAAGAGTATGTGTCCATTCACAGCGTTGTTGCTGGTATGGAGGCTGGTGTTTATAAGAAAGTAGAAAACCTTGGCCCCGCCGCAGTCGAAGATGACTTAGAGCCAGTACAGGAAGACATTGAGTATCAGCAAGACAAGGTTAAATTATTACGCTACTACGGCCTTATTCCCAAGTTCATGCTTGAGGAAGACGGTGAAAAGATTATGGAACTCTTTAGCAAAAAGCAAGAAGAGTTTGGTAGCGAAGCAGCAGAGTACACAGAACTGGTAGAAGCCATTATTGTTATCGCTAACGATGAGCATTTACTCAAGGCAGAACAGTCGCCATACATGATGGAAGACCGTCCTGTGGTGGCTTTCCAGTATGACTCCATGCCCAATCGTTTCTGGGGCCGTGGCATCGCTGAAAAAGGCTATAACTGCCAGAAAGCCATCGATGCACAAATTCGTAGTCATCTAGATAGCCTAGCATTGACTACTGTGCCTATGATGGGTATTGATGCTACTCGTCTGCCTCGTGGTGCTAAGTTTGAGGTAAGGCCAGGTAAGACTATCCTAACTAATGGTAATCCAGCAGAGATTCTGCAACCATTTAAGTTTGGTAATACTGACCCAGGCAACCTTGCCACTGCTAACCAGTTTATGCAGATGCTGCTAATGGCAACAGGTACAGTAGACTCTGCACAACTAAATGCTGGCACCACTGGTGATATGGCTGGTATGTCCCCAGCACTATCAGCAATCATTAAGAAGAATAAGCGCACCTTAGTCAACTTCCAAGAGCAGTTCTTAATACCGTTTGTAACTAAGTCTGCATACCGCTTTATGCAGTTTGATCCTGAGCGCTATCCTGCACAAGACTTTATCTTTGTTCCTTCTTCTAATCTTGGTATCATTGCTCGTGAATATGAGCAGATGCAGTTTATGAACCTGTTGAAGACACTTGGACCAGATAGTCCTGTTGTGCCGATAGTGATGAAGTCCATTATTGAGAATAGTGGCCTTGCTGACCGTGAGAAGTTGGCTGCACAACTTGACCAAGCAATGCAACCCACGCCTGAACAGTCTCAGATCCAGCAAGTTCAACTACAGTTGCAGTTGGCTCAGGCACAGGCACAGGTAAAACAGTTGGAGGCATCGGCACAGAAAGACCAGGCTGAAGCTGCCAAGGCTGTTGTAGAGGCTCAGATGATGCCAGAAGAGACTCGTGCAAAAGTACTCAGTGCAGTGAGTAAAAATCTACCCACCGCTGACGACCAAGCACAGAAAGAGTTCGATAGGCGTGTTAAAATTGCTGAACTGATGCTCAAAGAAGCCGATATTAAAAATAATACCAAGATAGTAGAGTTGCAAATGGCAGAGAAAATTGCTACTATCGGCAAAACTGAGCAAGAATTTCTTGATAAAATAACAAAAGAGATTGAAAACAATGCCTAACATCAAAGAATTTATTAAAAAAATAGGTTCTGAGTCTGTTTCCTTAGAGGAACAGCAACAAGCATTGGTTGAAATTGAACAAACCATTAAGGCTGCTCGTCAAAAGCGTGAAGAAGAGGTAGGTAAAAACGCTAAGATGGTGGTAGACGCTCTAAAACAGATCGAAAGCCGCCTAAATGACAAGTTCCAAGAACTGTTGGCAACACCAGCAATGGTTGGTGCTCCCGGCAGAGACGGTAAAGACGGCAAAGACGGTAAAGATGGCCTACCAGGCCCTGCTGGCCTCAATGGCGCACAGGGTAAGGATGGTATTGATGGTGTAGATGGCAAGGATGGTGTCTCTGTTGTTGATGCTAAGATTGATTTTGATGGCTCCTTAGTCATTACACTGTCTAATGGCGATGAGATTGATGCTGGTTTAGTCGTTCCAACAGCAGTAGCAGAGCAATATAACGCCTTTATGACTAGAGGCGATATTATTCCTACTCAGTCAGGCAACTCTGGTAAATATCTAACCACTGATGGCTCCAACCTTGCCTGGGACCAGATCAATATCTCTACCGCAGACATTACTGGTACTCTACCAATTGCTAATGGCGGTACTGGCGCTACTACTGCACCCAATGCTAGGACTAATCTAGGTCTTGGCACTATTGCTACACAGAATGCTAACAGTGTAACAGTCACTGGCGGCTCAATAGACGGCACTACCATCGGCGGCTCCACCCCAGCAGCAGGCACTTTTACTACTCTAGCCCTAGACGCACCCACCACAGACGCAACCCTGACAATCGACACAGGCATTACTGGCTGGGTTTACTCTGGTAAGACCGTGAGTGTTGTGGGGCAGGAAAATAACCCCCAAGGATTATTTATTGGTTCAAACGGAACCAAGATGTATGTCTGTGGTTCGACTGGTGATGATGTAAACGAATACACTCTTGGGACTGCGTGGGATGTTTCTACCGCAACATTTACTGCGGTATCAACAGGAGTAACACAAGACACCACACCTGTTGATGTTTTTTTCAAAGACGATGGTCTGACGATGTTCATGCTTGGTCAAACAAACGATACCGTCTACCAATACACATTATCCGTAGCGTGGGACATAACAACCGCAACCTACGCATCCAAATCCTTTAGCGTAACAACCCAAGACTCTGCGCCAACTGGTATGTGGTTTAAGCCTGATGGCACGACCATGTATATTGTTGGAGCGACTAATGACACGGTTTACCAATACACATTAAGCACACCTTGGGATATTTCAACCGCTTCTTATGCAAGCATTTCTTTTAGCGTTGCATCTGTTGAATCTAATCCACAACAAGTAAATCTAAGCGCAGACGGAACAAAGATGTGGGTGCTTGGCTCTACTGGTGATGACATAAATGAATATACGCTTGGAACCGCCTGGAATATCAGCACCGCTACGCGCGTAAACAATATCTATGTTGGATTTCAAGAAACAGGCCCAACTGGATTATTTATAGATTCAACTGCGGCAAACAGAGTTTATGTGGTTGGCTTAACTACCGATGCAGTTTATCAATACAACACAGTTACTAATACGATAGACGCAACAACCGATAGATTCTATGTAAGTGGCGAAGGCTACATAGAAGGAAATACTTATTATGATAATAATGTCTATGTAGACGGTGCTGTAACAGCCAACGGAAGTTTAACTGCAGCTTCCTCAATTAATTTTTCAACTGCTGGAAGCAACATATCAATTGGAACTGGATTAACTACTGGAGTTTTAACTCTTGGTGGCACAGCTCAAACATCAGCAATTACAGTAGGCCAGTCCACAGGCGCACAGACCCTAAACCTTGGTACTGGCGCAACTACCAACGGAACGACAAAAGCAGTCAACATCGGAACCGCTGGTGTCTCTGGGTCTACCACGACCATTAACATCGGCTCGGCTGTATCCGGTGCGCTTGGTAACATAAGTATGGGCAATAGCGGAACACAATTTCTTGTTGCCCCAACAACTTCTGCAGTCAACTATGTTCAGGTTACTGGTAATGCAACCACATCTCGCCCTGTTATTTCTGCACAAGGCTCTGATGCAAATATTGGGTTGCAGCTTGCCAGTAAAGGTAATCGTTCAATTTCATTACTGACTAATAGTGTTACATCATTAGATGTGTTATCACCGGCCTCTGGTGTTAATTATTTTACCTTAAATGGTTCAATTACTAACCTTTCTCCAAGTATTGTTTCAACCGGAACAGACACCAACATCGACCTAAACCTGACTACTAAAGGAACTGGTGCTGTTAAGTTAAATACTGGTGGTGGTGAGCAGTTAAGAGTCAGCAACACCGCCTCTGCTGTGAACTATGTGCAGGTTACTGGTAACGCTACTACAGGGTATCCGCAGTTATCGGCGCAAGGTTCTGATACAAATCCTGGAATTTTGTATACGACAAAAGGTACTGGTGAACATCGTTTCTCAACTGCGTCAAGCGTAACGGCAATCCAGTTCCGTGTTCGTCATATTAACGCCCCTGCAAATTATTGCGCGGTTATTGGCGCTCCTGCTGGATCTACCCCTGAATTTCAAACTCTTGGAACTGACACCAACATCGACCTAGCACTAACACCAAAAGGTACAGGACTGGTTCGCTTTGGTACGCACACAGCAACAGCATTAACAATCTCTGGTTACATTGAGATCAAAGACGCAGGTGGAACAATTCGTAAACTAGCAGTAGTTACTTAATCAAGGAGAAAACATGGCACTCAAAAAATCTGTAATGACTGAGTTTGGTGTAGAGGCGCAGTATTGGAACATCGGAGCCGTACAAGAGGACTTCAAAGGCAAGGGAACTGAGGTGACCTTTTATGGCTACGCATCTGCCGAGGCTCGTGCCGCTGAGAAACAGCCTCTAGCCGCTGGCAAGGTTCAGATCGCTGGTGACGAGTATGTCGCTGGTGCAGACCGTGCCCAACTCTACGCAATCATCAAGCAAAAGCCTGAGTTTGAGGGTGCAGAGGACTGCTAAGTAATTCTGTGCTGCCGCATGAACTGAGCAATTTTCTCATGTTCTTCGGCAGTACCATTATTCTTAATGCGGTTAGCCCTCATAGAGATTATAGCGACATTACCTTTGATGTAGCCTTTTAGTGGGTCTATACGATCAAAGGACGGAGAATCATCTAAGTAGCCTTCTTCATTGAAGTAATTAAGTTCTATCCCAAGGATAGGACAGTGAGTAGGGAAGTCAATATCACCAAACTCAATTGAGAACTCTTTTCCAACACGAAGAGAGTTTGCTTTTTTGGCTTTGAACTTCTCTCTCATGGCGGTATAAATAAAAGACTTACGGTATTCCATGTCTTTCCATTTATTACCCCACTTAGCTTGCATCTTGGCCTCGAATTGTTCGCGCCTCTTTTGACGCTTAATCTCAGTTGCCTTGATGTTATTCTTTTTACATATTTGCTCTACTCTTTGCTTAGAGACTTTGTTATTTAGTTTACTGGCTATTTCAGTATAACCAAAGCCTTGCTTGGCCCAGGTTAATAAATTAGTTCTTTCTTCAGCGGTAAGGACATATTGAAATGGCATAGAGTCTCCTGTGAAACAGCAGATGTTAGCATACTTATAGTTGAATGTCAAGAAATATTTTGGTATAATTAAGAAAATGTCGCCAGAACTACAACAATATTACGATAACAGGTTCGACCTCTTCATCCACCCCGGCTGGAAAGACCTAATCGAAGACCTGCAAGCGATGCTTCAGCAATACGAAGACATCCGTAACTGCGATAAAGACACTATCGAGTTCCGTAAAGGACAAATCGACATCCTAGACTATTTCATTGGACTACGGGAACTGTCGCAACGAACCTATGAGGAACTAAAAGATGGCGAAAAGAATATTTGAATTCCGCTGCGTGAAGGATCACGTCAGTGAAAAATACGTTGATGATTCAGTAACAGTCATACAGTGTCCTCACTGTGGAAATGACGCATCTAGAATCATCAGCACTCCGCACTTTATGTTGGAAGGCTACAGTGGGTCTTTTCCCACCGCCGCTGCCCAATGGGTGCGTAAACGCGAGAGTCACATCAAGTACGAAAGGAAGATGAACTCTTAGAGGGGAACGGGAACGCCCTCACATTTGTAAAATGCTTTCCTAAAATGCTATATGCACGGGAGACAATATGGCTCGTTTTATTGAAGAAGGTAAGGAAGAAGAAACACAAGAAGTTATAACCGACATCGCCGCTGAACCTACTCAAGCAGAATCTGCAGAACCAGTTCAGCAAGAGCAAGTTGAAGATGAAGGCCTCCCTGATAAATATAAGGGTAAGAGTGCCAAAGAAATTGCTCAGATGCACATGGAGGCTGAGAAGTTAATCGGTCGCCAAGGCAGTGAGGTCGGAGAACTTCGTAAAGTTGTGGATGACTTCATCAAAGCCCAAACTTCGACAAAACAGCAACTGCAATCGGAACCTGTAGAAGAAACTGATTTCTTCGCTGATCCGAATAGAGCAGTAGCAAAGGCAATTGAGAATCATCCAAAGATTAAAGAAGCTGAACAGCTTTCCTTTGAGATGAAACAGGCAAAGGCTTTTAATGAACTAAAGGCACGACATCCCGACTTTCAGGAAATCGTTGCTGATCCAGGATTCCAAAATTGGGTTGCTGGTTCAAAGGTTCGTGCAGAGTTGTTTGTTCGTGCTGACAGGTCTTTTGACTATGATGCTGGCGATGAACTTCTTTCCTTATGGAAGGAACGCAAGCAAGTAGCAACACAGACTGTCAACGCAGAGAAACAAGTCAGGAGCCAAGCCGTCAAAGCCGCTACTACTACTGTTCCATCTGGTAGCGATGAAACGCCTTCTAGGAAGGTTTATCGTAGAGCAGACATTATTAAACTCATGCAAACTGACCCTGACCGATACGATATGATGCAAGACGAAATCATGCAGGCATACCGAGAAGGCAGAGTTAGGTAACTAACTTAACATTTTAGAAAAGGAATTTTATCATGCCTTTGGGTACCAATAACATTACACAATCGAATGCCAACACCGCAGGTTTCGTACCTGAGGTATGGTCTGACGAAATCGTTGCCGCTTACAAAAAGAACCTAGTTGCTGCTAATCTGTTCAAGAAAATGAACATGAAAGGCCGCAAGGGTGACGTGGTTCACTTCCCCGTTGCTGGTCGTGGCTCTGCTACTTCCAAGACTGCTTCTTCGCAAGTTACTCTGATTGGCGAGAGCAGCACGGAAAAAACTGTCACCATCGACAAGCACTTTGAGTATAGCCGACTGATCGAAGACTTTGCTGAAGTTCAGGCTCTGTCATCGCTGCGCCGTTTCTATACCGAAGACGCTGGTTACAGCCTTGCTCGTCAGATTGACACCACGCTGGTTCGCCTTGGTCGTGCCGCTAATGGTGCTACCATCGGTACGGATGACTATGCTTCTTCAAGCGCTTCGACCAAAGCCTTTATTGGTTCGGATGGCTCGACTGCATACAACTCCTCGTCTTCTAACGCTGCTGCACTGACCGATGTTGGTATTCGCCGTGCTATTCAGCGTCTGGATGATGCCGATGTTCCGATGGATGGTCGTTTCCTGATCGTTCCTCCATCAAGCCGTAACACCCTGATGGGTATTGCTCGTTTCACTGAGCAGGCCTTTACTGGTGATGCTGCTGGTGGCAACACCATCCGCAACGGCATGATTGGCGACATCTATGGCGTTAAAGTCTATGTCACGACCAATGCTGATACAGGCGCTGGTAATACTACTACAGACCGTATCTGCTTGCTGGCACATCCTGACTTTGCAGTTCTGGTTGAGCAGCTTGGTGTTCGTGTGCAGACCCAGTACAAGCAGGAATACCTTGGTACGCTCTTGACCGCTGACACGCTGTATGGTGCTGGTGCTCTGCGTACTGGTGCTTCTGACTCTGCTGCAGTGGCTCTTGCTGTTCCGGCCTAATCGGGATAACTGAGTTGGGGCTGGCTCATAAGGCTGGCCCCATTAACCACTAAAGGAGATTAAGAAATGGCAAACGCAACCGCAGTTACTTCAGTTCGCGGACGTGAACAGTTCCAAGGCCTGTTTAGCGAGATGTGGGAAGTTAAAGCCACCATCAATGCTGACAGCCTTGCAGATGGCGCTGGCGACAGCGATACTATTGCAGTTCCTGGTGTTGCTCTTGGAGACATCGTTATTGGCTTCTCTCTTGGAGTTGACCTTGCTGGTATGACAGCAACTGCTTGGGTATCTGCTGCTAACGTAGTTACTGTACGCTTCCAAAATGAGAGTGGCACTGATCCGCTAAACCTTGCTGAGACAACTATCAAGGTTCTGGTTGGTCGTCCTACTTGGTAATAAAACCTTAACGGTTTTGCCCCTATGGGGCTTTTCTTTAGCATCTTTACTAAGGGTGTTAAAGAAAACTAAAGAGGCCTAATATGATACCTCGTTGCTATCCTTCCACCTATGCCACTGCCAACGGAGAAACCAAAATAGTTGTCAATGTGTTGGCAAGTACTACTGGTTTAAAGAAGTGGATTGATTACATTCCTGTACAGAATCAAGTCTCTGCTCCGGTACCAGCAAATAGTTATGACACCGCGATGCTAGTAGACGTTCTTGCTAGTACTACTGGTAAAGTTGCAGGTCGTGATTACATCAATGTCTATGAAGACGCATCAGCCACCGTTGCTTGGTCTACGAACGCTAATGGCTACATTCCAATTTACTACTAGGTATAATTATGGCACAACAGGCAACAGAAGGCGTTAAGCAAGTCACTGATGTTTTATCGGTGGCTACCGTTATTGGTACACTAGCAGAGGTTCTACCCGCTATTGCTGCTTTATTTACGATTGTGTGGACTTCCTTTAGAATCTACGAAACTGATACTGTACAGAAGTGGCTCGGTAAGAAATGACCAGAAAAGTCTCCGCTGTTACAACTAAGACCACCACCACCAAGGATACTATTCTTACGGTTCCTACCAAGAATACTGGTCTTTGGCAGTTAATGTATATCATTAGTCTTACCGG